CTGGATGGGCGGGTTCATGTTCTCGTACAGGGACCTGAGTCCCTTTGACCCGACCTGTTCGTCGTAATAGGATATGCCTCCCGGAAGTGTGTCTATTTTCCCCTCGGCTGAGGCCGGAGCGATCACCGGAGGATCCACTATCCGATCCAGTCCAAGGTTGACGGACTCTTCCATCTTCATGAGCATCTTGCAGTCCGGCAGCGCGGTCCAGGCAGGAGATCTCGCATAGACCTTGTTGTCTGCAGTCTGCCATCTCGGGCAGAGTATCGGGAATATGTCGTGGCCGCCGATGCGGAGGAACTCTTTTGAATTGCCTGCCCCCTCCCACCAGTAAGCCGTGAAGTTTTTGCCCTTCCAGCCGTACGCGCTTTTCTCGACGGTCCTGTTCGGCTCGATAAGCTGCATGACCTTCCACTGGAGGAAATAATCCCCACGGTCGTAAGCATGCTGGATCGCAGCGGAACACTTCTCATACCCGAACTCCTCGACCATCTGGGACGTGGTCATCTGCCATTCACGGGCGAAAGTGTCCACCCTTCCGGAGGAATCATTGCTGATCCAGTAGGATCCCACTGAGTATGTCCTGCATCTTATGACGTGGTTAAAGTCCGGGAAGATAGACATTGCGCCGGTCCCCGGTCCTCCAAGCTGCCCGTACAGGTTCAGGGTGCTGTCATAAAAGTTGCTTTTGGTGTAGACCAGGTACATTATGTCCTGGACTTTTTTGAGCCATTCCTGGACCGGAGGAAATTCAGCCAGCCTTATGTCCGGTACGTCAAGCCTGAACCACGGCCGTGAAGGTGATGTAAGACCCGCCTGCATGCCGGAAGCAAGCACTCTGTGAGCCACGCTCGGCACCGTGTTGAGGATCGCGTCGTCCTCGCTTTCGATGTCTTTTTCCGCATCCTGATAGAATGCGGTTGTTCCGGGACAGATAAAATCCTCTATGTCCTTCCACTTGTTCTCGTATGGGAGCCGCTCGGCCTTGAGCCCCGCCAGCCTTGCCGTTGCCTTTTCGACTGTAATCATGTTACTGGCCCAGCAGCGTCTTTTTTTCGCCGGGTGCTGCGCCAAGGTCTGATGATCCTGTTAGGATCGTCTGGCTCTTCCCGATCGAGGCGGCCTTCTTCTTCCTGGCGTCGTCACGGGCGCCTGTTTCTGCCTCTCCGCTTACTTTGGATGGTTCTGATATCTGCGGTGCTATGGGTGCCGGGTCAGGCACTTTGGGTGTACTGAAAAAACACATGCGTTCATCCTCCTTTCTTAATGCGTTGTATTCCTACCTCCTTTTCCCCAGAGGTTTATAGCTTCGCGACTTCATCTGCAGCGGCCTGTATTCATCCGCAGACCGGACCGTCCTGTTTACTGCGATGACGTCATCCGGCGGGACCGGCATTGCAAAGGTAAGAGCAAGTGCATCTGCGTCGTCCGGAGACCGGCCCAGCTTTACCTTGATGTCTTCTTTCTTTTCCAGAGTTATTTGAGATTTATTATTGAAGAAGTAATCAATAGCCATGAGATCCTCTGCTATGTATTCGGACTCCTCTCCCTCGTATGGCAGACATCCTCCGTCGATGAGCCACTCCTTCAGCTCTCCGTACATCTCACAGCGTTTGTTGGGATATACAATGTCCTTAGTCGCCTTCTCCCCGAAGTTGACCGGGAAGATCTTTCTGCGTCCCAGGTTGTTCAATATGTCATAAACCCCGGCGCCAAGCCCTCCGGAAATGTCAATGAATACGGCAGCGGGATTGTCCTGGTCCATATGCTGCATGAGGAGGTTGGCAAGGCGGACCGTATCGTAACCGTTGACTGTAAATTTTCTTTTGGTATATATTCCGCGCCGGATCCAGAGCACTGAATTGTCATCCCCGAATCTTGCAACGTCCAGACCGAAGATAAGAGGCACTCCCTTAAGGTCTGACTCAATGAGACTTTTAGCGCGTTCTTTGGCAGCATCGATAAGGTCCATCGAAATGTACTGTGATACGGAAGCTGAAGGAAATTCACCTCGCACACGGACCTTGATGAAGTCGGAATCGATACCGTAACGATCTATCTGATCCGCTATCAGTTCCTTGTTGGTCATCTTCGCTGTCCTTGAATCTATCTTTTTATGGTGCCAGTATTTAGAATCCTTGTAAAAGCAGTCGTGGAACCGGCCGTCGTTGCGGGTCGGGTTCCCGAATGCGAACCAGAGGATCTCAGTGTTCTTATCCGTCAGAGCGCCTTCCGTTACTTCCCAGATGATAGGCGGAATAGCGGAAGCTTCGTCAAAGATAATAAGGATCCGGCGCCCCTTGTTATGAAGCCCGGCGAATGCCTCAGACTTTTCCTTGCTCCAGGGGATAGCGTCAATTCGCCAGGTCTTTTCATGTCCTGGATCCCGGCTGAACAGCGACGTGGCAGTAAGCTCAAACCAGTGCTTGTTAATGCAGAGGCTGTACCACTTGGCCAGCTCAGCCCATGATTTTGTGGTCAGCTGTGTGGCAGTGTTGGCCGTAACGACCCCGCGGGTATCCGGCATCGTGGACATGGACCAAAGGATCAGTATTGCACAGAGCATACTTTTGCCAGCTCCGTGACCGCTTGAGACGGCCATCTGTATGACTTTGTTTAATGCTTCGTCCGGGGATAATTCTCTGCTCCTAAGCTGCCTGCCTACCTCTTCCAGGATCTCCCTCTGCCATTCATCCGGACCGTCAAAGTTTTCCAGCGGTCCCGGTTCGCCCCATGGAAATGCATAAAGGACATAACCTAGCGGATCCGACGCGAAAGAGGCAATATCATCGATAAGCCGCTGCTCATAGTCAAGAGCTGTCAGCTGATCCGACATTTTTCTTTACCCTCTCTCTGGCTTTGTCCATACGATCCGCGATCGAGACATTAACCTGGACCTCTGGAGACTTGAGTCCTGTTATCTCAGCCAGGAGCTTTGCTGCAGCAATTGGATCATGAAGATCCACCTCGACAGACATTCCGTTTGTCCTGGGGATCTGTTTGATGTTCAAAGACTTAAGGGCCGCAGTAACTTCTTCCGGCATGTTGGAAGTGGGTGCGATAAGCATTTCACCAAAATCGATCATGCTCTGGCCACCGTGCAGCCTGGCAAGTTCTTCAAGGATCTCGTCCCTGTTTGGATCGTTGCGGTCCGGGGATATCTGGATCACGTCCGTAATATTTGTAGATACGATAGCTGCAAGCCGGCGCATAACTAATTCGCGCACAGAATCCTTGTCATAGCCTGATTTTTCGAGTGCTTCACGGCGCAGTTCACGGATCCTGGCCTTGATGTTACCCTTGGTTAATAGCTGTGAAGCCTTGACACGAGCGGATTTTTCCGCATATCCGGCACGGATGGCGGCTTGTGTTGCATTGGACTTAGGGTCAGATACGTACTCCAGGCAGAACTTCTCCTGCATCTCATTGAGTAAAAAATCATGTTCCTCTTCTGTTGGGATCTTTTTTGCCATCCGGTCCACCTCCTTTGAATGCATAAAAATAGAGCCGTCCCGGGGAGGAACGACTCTTTTATTTCTCGCTTTATGATATTTTTGTACACCTCTGTTAACTATAGCGATTTTAACAGATTTTGACGGTGTTGGGAACGGCGTACATTGTGAAAATATTTCATTAGTACGGTATTGGTAAGGAAATTAAGCGCTGTAAAGTAAACGGATCGCCTTGGAGAGTTCATTATGCTCCCGCTCTCGCCACTCGTCCACATCGGAAATTATATCCATGCAGGCGCGCTTTAATTTATAGAGAGCTGCTGCTTTGAGTCTTTGTATATATCTGTATGAAAAATCCAGTTCGATCGTCATCTCTGCAATCTCCATATCATCCCAATAATATAGCGCAACGACACGGCTCTCAGGAGGAGTCAGTTCACGGTATGCAGGATAAAAGGTATCTACGATCCGCTGCAGTTTCCTAAAATAGCGTTCATCCATCGCCTTAAGGAAACGTTCCTGTGCAGGAGATGAACTTCCACCGTCTACTCTGGGCTCTCCGTTGCTGCCGGGCGAGATGGACATGATCTCGAGCCAGTATTTGCGGTCCTGCATGTCTCTGTTGATTGCCGGAAAGTCTCTTATTACTCCCTCAACAAGTAATATTTCACCGCGTTTCATTTAATTACCTCCTTATGATTTATGCTTTTTAAGCTTTTTTAGCTACTGTCTGCCTATGTAAAACAAGGCTGTGACTGTATATATATATTTTGGGCAGACAGTGAGGCGGACAGTTCCCGGACTACTGTCCGCCTCTATAAAACAAGTCTGTGACTGAGTAAATTAATCTTTGGCGGACAGTAGAACAGCTATTTAGTAATATTTAATATATTTAATAGTAAATTATTTATTAAATATAATATAGAAAGATGGTCTGTTTTTTGCTGTCCGCTGTCCGCTAAAATGAAATAATCATTGCTGTGACTGATTTTTTATAGGCGGACAGTACATTATTTTATGGAGTATGTGTTGGTAACTATTGATTGCTTCGGTGGGACTAAATACAGTCTGCCCCTGTTTTTACCAGTACGTACAGGATCTGAACCGGTCTTCTTCTTCAATATCTGGCCGGCCCTTGCAACAAAACTGCTCTGTTTGTCCCGGTCTATTCCGCAGGCTTCAAGCACCTGCATCGCAGACATTTATACCCAGAAGTCCTTCG